CTTTCTGTCTGAGTAAAACCGTACCGGCGAGGCTCACCGGGAACTCCATAGGGGTTATACATGGACGAGAATGTCCCAAACGAAGCGGATGCCTCCGCGCCGGAACTGGAAGCTACGGCAGCAATCCAGCCCGAAGAAAACACAACGCCGGAAACGCCTGTCGAACAGGAAGCATCTAAGACCTTCTCCCAGGAGGAACTGGACGCCATCGTCGGCAAGCGGCTTGCAAGGGAACAGCGTAAGTGGGAGCGTGAGCAAGCCCAGCGACTGGAAATGGCCCAAGCGCAGAAAGCGGCAGCACCGCCTTCTGATCTGAGCGCCGACCAGTTCAACACCTACGAAGATTACGCAGAGGCTTTGGCCGAACGTAAAGCGGAGGAATTGTTGGCGCGGCGGGAAACCGCCAAGCAGCAACAGGCATTGCTCGAAAACTACCACGACCGTGAAGAAGCGGCGAGGGATCGGTACGACGACTTTGAACAAGTCGCCTACAACCCCAACCTGTCCGTTACGGAGACGATGGCGCAAAGTATCCAGGCTTCCGACATTGGCCCCGATGTCCTGTATTGGCTCGGTTCCAACCCGAAGGAAGCGGATCGCATTGCCCGGCTGCCGCCCATCTTGCAGGCTAAAGAGATCGGAAAACTTGAAGCCGGCATGGCCTCAAGCCCGCCGGTTAGAAAAACTTCAACCGCCCCGGCACCGATTGCACCTGTCACAGCCCGCGCTTCTGGCGCGCCGACGTATGATACGACCGACCCTCGTTCGACCAATTCGAAGAATACGTCGGAATGGATCGAAGCGGAACGGATGAGGCAGATCAAGAAGTACGAGGCACAACGCAACCGTTAATTTGGGACTACCACCATGGCTAACTCGATTCTTACTATCGACATGATCACGCGGAAGGCTCTCGAAATCCTTGAGAACAACCTCGTGCTCACCCGCAACGTCAACCGTCAGTACGACGACAGCTTCGCTGTCGAAGGCGCCAAGATCGGTTCGACCCTGCGTATCCGTCTGCCCGACCGCGCTCTGGTCACGGACGGCGCTGCCCTTCAGGTGCAGGACGACAACGAGCAGTTCACCACGCTGACCGTTGCCAACCAGAAGCACATCGGCGTGAACTTCACGACTGCCGAACTGACCATGCAGTTGGACGACTTCGCAGAGCGCGTGCTGAAGCCGCGTATCTCGCAGCTTGCCTCCAGCATCGACGCTGACGTGGCCAACGCCTACGCCACCATCGGCAACACGGTCGGCACCCCCGGCACCACCCCGGCCACTTCTCTGGTTCTGCTTCAGGCCCAGCAGAAGCTGAACGAAAACGCTGCCGTGATGTCGCCGCGCTACGCGACGGTCAACCCGGCTGCCAACGCTGGCCTGGTTGAAGGCATGAAGGGCCTGTTCAACCCGACCGACACCATCAGCAAGCAGTTCAAGAACGGCATGATGGGCACCGGCGTGCTTGGTTTCGAAGAAATCAACATGTCGCAGTCGATCAAGCAGCACACCACCGGCACCCGTACCGCCACCGGCGGCACGACCTCGGCGGCTGTCACGGCTGAAGGCGCCACCACCATCGCCATCACTGGCGCTGGTGCAGCGGCTACTGTCCGTGCTGGTGACGTGTTCACCGTGAACGGCTGCTTCGCTGTGAACCCGCAGACCCGTGAAAGCACTGGTTCGCTGTTCCAGTTCGTCGCACTGGCCAACGTCACGTTGGGCGCTTCGGGCGAAGGCAACATCACTGTTGCCCCGATCTACTCGGCTACCAACGCGCTGGCCACTGTGAACTCGCTGCCGGCTACTTCGCAGGCTGTCGTGTTCGTGGGCGCTGGCGGTACCCAGTACGCGCAGAACCTAGTGTACCACAAGGACGCCATCACCTTCGCCACCGCCGACCTTCTGCTGCCGCAGGGTGTCGATATGGCGTCGCGTCAGGTGCATAACGGCATCAGCCTGCGTATCGTTCGTCAGTACGACATCAACAACGACCGTATGCCTTGCCGCATCGACGTTCTGTATGGCTACAGCACGATCCGTCCGCAGATGGCTTGCCGCATCTGGGGCTAACCTGAAATCGGCCCCCGGTTCGCCGGGGGCCAACTTCTTTGAAAGGATTCTACAATGTCTCTCCCCAATGGCGGCGGTGGTTATCAGGTCGGCGACGGCAACCTGGACGAACCGCTTATCGACGCAATCCCGCTTCCGCTCTCGGTTGCTTCAACCGCAACTCTGACTGCGGCCCAAGTGCTGAACGGCATCCTGCTGGTTGGCAGCGGTGCCACCACGGCGCAGACCTACACGCTGCCGACTGTGGCGCTGCTGGAAGCTACCCTGTCCAACTCGGATAAGGTTGGCACGTCCTTCGTGTTCCGTGTGGTCAACCTCGGCACGTCGTCCGGCACCGCGATTATCGCTGCTGGCACCGGCTGGACGGTGACGGGTTCGCTGACCATGACCGTTCCGGTCACGACCGGCGCTACCATGATCGCCCGCAAGTCGGCTGAAGGCGCTTGGACGCTGTACCGCGTCAATTAATGGGTTAGCCCCGGCCTTCGGGTCGGGGCTACCTTTTCAGGAGACAAACAATGCCGAATACCAAATCTATCGGTGTCGCTTATGAGGATCAATACCTCGACGGCGCCACCATCGCTAATCCAGTCTACACGGCCAAGGGCGCGGCTCTTACCGCGCAGCTTACCACAGTCACGGCGTCGGCGCCCGGCACCGCGGACTTTGCTGTCCAAGACCTTGTTAACCCCGGTTTTGGGTTTGTAAACGCCAACGAAGCGCAGACGGTTTTGTCGGTTATTATCAACCTTCAGACCCGCGTTGCTCAGTTGGAAAGCCGCCTTCAGGCGCTTGCCCTGATCGCGTAACAGTGGGCGGCCTTCGGGCCGTCCATTTTACGGAGTTTCTATGACCGTCATTTATATGGTTCACCCGGCGCACGGCGCCAAGGTTGCGATCTCCAACGAGGAAGCGATTTTGGATGCATTTGATGGCT